ACGCCTACCTCGCGCCAGGCAGCTACTCGCGGTACTACCTCGATAGCCTCGCGCCGGCCCCGATCGGCACGATACTTGACGACGCCCTCGTCGGCCCGACCTCCCAAGCTCTCGAATTACTTCTACGGCGCGTCATGGTTGCCCAGGGCTACGACGTGGCGAGCCTATGGGTCGACTTCTGCCCCGAGCGGCTCGCCCTTTTGCCTTTCGGGTGGGTCATGCTGCGCGCTTACGCCGTCGTCGTCGAGTTCGACGTCGTGATCGAGGATCTCGACCCACTCACCGACGACCCCGACGAGACGTTCGACGTCGAGGTCGACGACCCCGGGCCCGGCTTGAGCAGGTGGTGGCCCAATGGCTAACGCTCTCGGGGGGCTCGACCTCGACACCTACACCCATAACCGTTTCGACCTCAAGGCCGCCGACGGCTCGCTCGCCATCCAGTCGGCGGCCTACCGGGTGGCGCTTACGCGCGACGACCCGCTCGCCTTCGCTCTGGTCTACCTACGCCGCCACCTCGTCGGCGTTACCGGCGAGGTGACGCTATCCGACGCTCACCTGAGGTGGATCGAGCATGCGACTCAGTGGGTAGACTCCCCCGTCGTCGAGCCGGCCAGCGACCGGACTGCCGAGGTCGCACCGCGCGAGACCGGCAAGTCAACATGGTGGTTTCTTATCCTGCCGTTGTGGGCAGCGGCTCACGGTCATATCAGTTTCGCGGCCGCTTTCGCCGACACGACCGACCAGGCCGAGGGGCATCTCGCGTCGTTCAAGGCCGAGCTAGACGAGAACCAGATACTACGTGCCGACTTCCCCAAGTTGTGCGCTCCCAAGACCCGCGGCCGCGGCACAGTGGCGGGCGATAGGGTGAGCTTTTACCACGCGGCTAGCGGTTTCGTGTTCGCCGCTCGCGGTATCGACTCGGGATCTCTCGGCCTCAAGGTCGGCGACAAGCGCCCTGACTTGATCATCCTTGACGACATAGAACCCGACGAATCGCGCTACTCGGCCAAGCTCGCCCTCAAGCGACTCGGCACGTTGCGCGACGCCATCTTGCCGCTCAATATCTACGCTCACGTCGTCATGGTCGGCACGGTCACGATGGCCGGCTCGATCATTCACCAACTCGTGCAGCACGCCAACGGCGTCAAAGAGACCGACGATACCGCTTGGATACGGGAAGAACGCATTACCCCCCACCACTACCCCGCCATCGTGACCGACGACGAGGGCGAGCCGCGCTCGATATGGCCGGGCAAGTGGACTCTCGCTTTTCTCAACTCGATCAAACACACCCGCACCTACGCTAAGAACTACGCCAACGACCCGCTCGGGCGCGACGGCGATTACTGGACCAGCGACGACTTCACGCGCCTAGCCGAGCTTGCCGGCGTTACGCGGGTCTTAGTCTCGGTGGATCCAAACGTGACCCAGAAAGCAAGCTCAGACTTTACGGGTATTGCCGTCGTCGGTTGGTCACCCTCGCTCAATAAGTGTGTCGTGCTTGAGGCTCGCCGGGTCAAGAAAGCGCCCGACGCGCTGCGCCTCGACGTGCTCGCTACTATCGAGCGAACAGGTGCCGGCCTCGTGCTCGTCGAGACCAACCAGGGCGGCGACCTGTGGCTCAAAATCTTTTGGGGCATGCCGGTCAACGTCAAGACCAAACACCAGAGCGAGAAGAAAGAGATTCGGGCGGCCGACGTGCTCAACCACTACCAACGCGGCCGGGTCGTTCACGTTCCCGGACTCGACGACCTTGAGGGCGAAATGGTGGCATTCCCACTCGCGCCCAACGACGACCTCGTCGACGCCGTTGGTACGGGCGTGAGGTACTTCCTCACGCGCTCGAAAGCCAAGGTGACACCTCGGGCTCAGACGACCACTTATGCGGCCTAGAGGGTAGCAGTACCGGGCGGGTATGATGCCACTATGGCCATAGCACCGGATAATCTCGACGACATACTCGATCACCTCGCTCAGGGGCTCACTCGGCTCGACGATCACGCCGACGAATACCTACGCCGGCGCGGATACTTCGAGGGCACGATCGCGGAGATCATCACTCACCCCTCACTCGCCCGGTTGCTCAAAGCTAGCGCCCAGGTGCATAAGCTCAACTTCGCGGCCATCCCCGTCAACTCGCTTTTCGATAAGGTCGAGCTCGCCTCGTGCTCGTCGAGCGACGCCAAGGCCGCCAAAATTCTTGCCGATACTTGGGACGAGAACGACCTTGAGGACGAGGCCGACGATTGGCACCGTAAGGCGGGCTACTTCGGCGACTTCTACGCCATCGTCGACGTCGACGAGGTTGATAGCGCCGGCCGTGCGACTAAAACAACCGTGATTGGGTCGAGCCCGCTCTCAACGGTCGTAATCTACTCGTCCAAGGATGGGCGCGCCGGTCTCTTCGCCGTCAAGCGGTGGCGAGAGGGTACGCGGTGGATGGCAAATGTCTACTACGACGACGAGGTCGCCAGCCTTACGACGGCCAGGGGCCAAGACGGCAAGAAATACCAGCAGTATCAGCCGGACCTAGCGGACGAGGCCGACACCGAGAGCTACCGCCAGGCCAACGCGGTCGACTCGCGCTTGCCGGTCTTTCACTTTCGCGTCGATGGCAAGCCATACGGCCAGCCGGTACACCGTAATGCTTTCGGCCCCCAAGACTCGATCACTAAGATCAACGCGACGCACCTGTCTGCTATGGACTACCAGGGGTACCCCCAGCGTTACGCCCTCGTCGACGGCGCGGCTAGTGTGTCGGATGACGATATCGACGAGGACTTCGGTACCGACGGCCCTGATATGGGCAGTCAAGCGGCGGGCGGTATCGGGCCCGACAACCACGACAAGCCGGTTTCCGATACCTCGAAACTGAAAAGCACGCCCGGGTCGGCGTGGATCCTAAACGGGATCAAGTCAGTCGGCGAGTTCTCGGCGGCCAGCGAGGCCCCGTTTATCAACGCCATGACGTTCCAAGTCCGTTCGATGGCGACCACGACCGGCACGCCACTATTCGAGTTTGACCTAGAGGGCGCCCAGCCCTCGGGGGAGGCCCGTCGGCGCGCGAGCGGCGGGATCAATAAGCACGCCCGAAAGGTCAAGCGCACCCTTGGCGCGACATGGGCCAACATCTCCGATTACGTGCTAGCGGTGGCGGGCGTAACTGCCGAGGTGTCGGTCAACTGGCTACCCACCGAGACCGAGACCGACAAGGAAGGCCTTGAGCTCGTGGCGGCCAAGATCAAAACGGGCGTACCTGTACGGGTTGCCTTGCTTGAAGCGGGATACACCGACGAGCAGGTCGCCGGGTGGTACCCCGACAACACGCCCGCGCTCACCCTTGAGTCGCTCGCCATACTCGCCGAGGCGCTCGCCAAGCTTGGCCAGGCGGTAACGCTCGGCACGATCTCGTCGGCCGAGCTTGCCGATATGCTCCCCGAGATCCTTACCGCGCCTCGCTCTGAGGCACCCCCCGTCGTCGTCGAGCCCGTCGCGGCGGCCGGCGTGCCCGTAGTCGGGCCAGAAACCCCGGACCCCGCGACGATCAAGGCGCAAGCGGATGCGCTCGGCGCGCTTGTTCGAGCAGGGGCGGACCCCGCCGACGCGGCCGCATTCTTGGGCTTCACCAACGTCGACTTCCCGAATCTACCTACGACCGTGCGCGTGCCCGACTCGGCGGCGGCCGGCCTTGAGGCTAAGTAGCTCGTGAGCTCCCAGGCCAGCCTTGCAGAGCTTGAGGCGCGAATCCTCAAGGCGGCCGGGGGCGAGTGGATCGCCAGGCTCGACGAGGTCATCAAGCTCGCCGAGACGCTACCGGGCGACTCGGTGGCGCGCGTACTCAGCGCCTACGCCGGCGCGCCCCCGTCGATCGAGGCGGCCGCTCGTGCGGGCATTACCGAGGCTTTTGGTATCGGTGGCGCTGACGCCCTCAATCAGATAGCAGCTATCGACACCGCCCCGGCGACTTACTCGCGCAACAAGGCGGCAGCGGGGGCCCGTCGGATGGCAGCGGCTCGTGGTTTTGGCAGCCCCGACCACGTTGAGGCTTTACGAAAGCAACTCACAGAGCGGGACTCGCCGACCGCCCAGCGCATGATTGACGGGCTCGACGCCGACGCGGTCGAGGCCTTGGAGAAGTCGCGCAAGCTCGCGCAAGCCGGCGCCGAGAAGGACGCCTTTCTCGCCCCGATCAAGGCACATCGGAATAAGGTTGCCGGCTCGATTACCGCCAGCGTCAACCAGGCGGCCAATGAGGGCATAACACTAGTCGGCGACGATGCGGGCATCCCGACCGTATGGATCGCCGAGCGTAACGCTTGCGTCGAGTGCCTCGCGTACTCGGGCCAGGTCGCACAACCGGGCGGCGCGTATCCCAACGGCCTAACCTACGGCCGCAAGGCCTACAATCCGACATGGGGCGTGCAGCAGCCCCCCAAGCATCCAAACTGTCGATGTGACCAGGAGCTCTTACTCTCTCAGGATTACGCCGACGCGCTCAGGCGTGAGGCCGACCGCTCAGTGCTGCGCGGTTTCTCGCTTGAGAATGAGGGGATGGGCGTGCGGGTCGACGCGGCCGACCGCTTGCTCGCTAAACCCGGCTTAGTCGCGCCTAAAAGTGTCAAGGCCTACGCGGCCAAGGCCAAGAAAGCGGGCAAGTTCCCTAACCGCGGTAAGGCCGCCCTGAGCCCCGACGGCCCGACCCCGCCGAATACCCCACCGAGACCCCCCAGAACTCCCAGAACTCCACCAGCGCCCGGCCCGACCACCCCGACGACCCCACCAGTGCCGACGACCCCACCAGTGCCGACACGCGCCGAGATGCAAGCCGAGATCGACGACCTCGGGCGCCAGCTAGCAGAAGAACGGGCACGCCTCAAGACTCAGGGCAGAACACCGCTACTCAACGGCTTACCGACAAAGGCCAGCGAAACCCCGAGCGTGGCGAGCACCAAAACCAACCCCGGGAAAGCACTCACCACCGGGCTCAGTGGCGACCCTCAGACGGGCTATTCGGTCAACTGCGGCAACTGCGCGCCCTCGCTCGAAATGCGGGCCCGGGGTTACGACGTCGTCGCGCAAGCTCGGCCAGGTGGCGCCAAGGCGGCCGGCCGCTTCGACGCCGATATCGCGGCTGAGTGGGAGAGACCAGACGGCACCAACGTCTCTTTCGTCAAGGCCTACGGGGTAACCGGGATCGAGGATGCCGTAAAAGCGTGGCCAGATGGCGCCCGCGGATTCGTGGCCGGGCAGTACAATAACCGCTCGGGTCATATCCTCAACTTCGAGGTCGCGGGTGGCAAGCCGGTCTTTATCGAGGGCCAGGTTAGCGCGGTCACTTCCGACCAGGCACGCGCCACTGTACGGTCTTTCAAGCCTTCCACCGTGAGAATCTTGCGTACCGACACGCTGCGCCCGACTGATCGGCTACTGACAAACAATACGATCGAGGCGGCCGCCGACGCTCAGGCCAAGATAGACAAGCTCGGCGACGTTGTGAGCAAAAAAGCAATCGCCGACCTAGCAAAATATCGCAAGCTTGAGCCCGAGCTCGCGCCCCTGATCGCCGTACGCACCACGGCGAGGGCGGCTCTTGATAAGTTCAAGCTTGACCACCCCAGCCAAGCCGGATACCCCGGCGAGCGCGGGCAATGGTATGTCGACGTGAACAGGCTAATTGACACCTATAACGCGGCTAACAAAAAAGTCACCCTACTTAGCAACCGGATCGCCAAGCTCAAGCTTTCGGCCGCCTTGGCGTTCAGATAAGGAAATGAAATGATCAGTTTCAACGATGCGCGCCGGATCGCCGACCGCACCTACCGCCCACTGTGGAAAGGGCCCGGCACCTTTCACGTAGCCGGCGAGGGGTTCGAGGATGGCCAATCTTTCAACGTCGTGGTAGGGGCGCGTGAAGACCTCGTCGACGGCGACTACACATTCGGCGCCCTTGACGATCGCTCAATTCTGGTTGACCGAATTACCGGCCAAGTGTCTGAGGTATTCAGCGACGCCAGGCCGAGACTTAACGACATGGCACCCGTTGGCTCGCCGACGGTAAGCTAGGCCTTATGGCACTCAAAAATTACAAGCTACGCGAGCCCTCGGTCGTGATTCTGGCAGACGGGCGAGACCCCGCGGTCTCGTGGCAGAACCACCTCAACCGCACAGGCGGGGCACGCGGTGGCGTCGACGTCGTGGCCGCAATCGGTACGCCGGTATATGCCCGCACCTCGGGCACCATGCGCCAGATGCCGAATAACGGCAGCGCCGGAAACTCATGCCAGTTCTTCCACGACGACAACCCCGGATGGCGCGACGTCTTTAGCCACCTATCGGGCTACGTCGGGCGGAATGGCCGGCACTTCGACGCCGGCGACATTGTGGCCTATACCGGCAATACAGGCGGGGTAGCTCAACACCTACACTGGCACCTACTCGACCCCAAGCACCACCGGCGCAATCCTTGGGATTACTTCACACCCGAGGCCGCGGTGGCGGGCGGAACCACTACACCACTAGGAGAGAACGACATGCAACTCAGCGACTTAGTAGAAGTTGACGACGGCCGGGGCGGTAAGCAAAAGGTTTACTACGGGACGCTACTCAACCATTTTTTCGTTCACGTAACTAAGGCCGCAAATGAGGCAGCCGGCGCCAACGCGGGATCTCGTGACCAGCCATTCAGGTCAACGGCAATGGTCGGCACCGACGGTTCCCCCGCGCTCGTCACGATGGGCATACTTGCCGATCACTCCCGGGTCATCCTTGGGGCAGTCGACGCCAAGCTCACGGCCCTCACCGCGGCAGTCGGCGCGCTCGCCACCGCGGCGGGCGCCAGTCCCGAGGCTATTGAGGCCATCGTGAAAGAGGCCGTCACCGAGGCCTTGAACGGCGCAAAATTCGACGTCACTCTCAACACCGCACCGTAACCGCCACAACCACCCCGAAAAGGAAATCGCACCATGTACTCACTCGATAACCGCCACTCGCTCGCGCTCCCCTATTGGGCACGCCCCGGGCTCCGCCTCGGCATCGACCCCGACGGCGGCGGCGGCAACAACAACGACGACGGCAACGACAACGACGACGAGGACGACGACGAGAACGACGACGAGGACGACGACGAGGACGACCCCGACGAGGGCAAGAGCGTCGACGACTTGCGCGCCGAGCTCAAGAGCACCCGCGCGGCTATCGCCAAGGCCAACGGGTCAAGCGCGGCCAAGCGAGCCAAGATCAAAGAGCTCAAGGGCAAGCTGGACAAGGCGGGTAAGCCGGGCGACGATGGCAAGCCAGCCGACGATGCCGACGTCGAGGCGCGCATTGCAGCGGCTCGCGCCGAGGGCAAGAAAGACGGCGACCGGAACGTGATGGCAAGTAAGGCCGAGACCGCGCTCGTCAAGGCGGGCGCGGCCGGCGACAAGACGGCCCGGTTGGTTAGGTTGCTTGACTTCGACGATCTCGAAATCGACGACGACGGGGGGATCGACGGTCTCGCCGAGGCCATCGACCAGCTACGCGCCGACTACCCCGAGCTTTTCGCGGCCAAGAGCAAGCGACGTTCGACGGCGGGCGGCGACGACCGCAACGGCAGCGAGCGCAACCGCACCCCCAAGACGGCCACCGAGCGCCAGGCGGCGCTTATCCTCGGAAAGTCGTAGGTAACATACAAAACCACCCCGGGAATCTGTTAGTATTCCTACCAAGAGGCCGCCAGGCTTCCGAGCCCGAGATGGGCACGACGACCGTTTTGGTTATCGTCCCACCATCGTATGCACGGAAGAAAGGCGGCCTTTCATGGCACGTAACACTCTTGAGGCTTGGCTCCCCGAGGAAAAGGGCAGCGAGGTAATCGCGCGCATTGCCGGAACCAGCGCGGTCGAGAAGATCGCCCGGCCGCTCCCCATGAACTCCGACACGAAAAGCTGGCCGCGTACGGCTGGCATGGACGTCGAGATCGTTCCCAAGGGCTCGGCGTACGGCGAGGATACCTCGCTCAACGACGAGATCACGCTCAAGGCGCGCAAGTTCGGCAAGGTCGTTCGGATCGCCGAGGAAGACATCGACGACTCGATCGCCGATATCCTCACGGCCAAGAAAACCGATTGGGCCACCAGCTACGCCCGGATCTTCGACAACGCCACCCTCGCGGTGACGGCGGCCGAAAATGGAACCACGGTACCGTTCACCTCGGTCTACAAGGCCTTGTCGACGGCCAACTCGGCCACCGGCTACACCGCGCTCGCCAACGTCATCAAGACCGCGGCCGGCGTGGCAATCACCTACGACAACCTTTCGGCGCTCGTCGGACGGGTCGAGGTCGGCGACTACTTCGACGAATCCAAGACCGTCGTCATTGCCCACCCCGGTTTCAAGAAAAGCTTTCGGGAGCTCAAGGACTCGACCGGCAAGCCGATCTTTGGCGACGGCAACCCCGCCACGGGAACGCCCGATACCCTTTTCGGCTACCCCGTCGAGTACAGCAACGGCGCCCGCACCTCGGCCGTTGCCACCAGTAAGCCGACGGGCAATCGCCTTCTCGTCGTCGTGAACTCCGACTTCATGTTCAAGGGCGTGCGGTCGGGCCCTGAGTCCGTCGTTATCGACGGCAAGGGCGGCGCCTCGGCGCTGACCGACGAGACCCTGCTCAAGATTCGCGCTCGCCGTGCTTTCGGTCTCGCCAATGAGAACGCGGCCGCCATCCTTGAGGAGGTCCCCGCGGTCTAACCGCTCGGGCGTGGTGGGTATCCTGACCGATACTTACCCCGCCCGTTTTTTCGGTCACCCTCAAGAGAAAGGCCACACCATGACCGACACCACCCCCGACGACGAGTTCACCACGACGGGCAAGCATGCCGACGTCGAGATCACCAGCGGCGCCGACGTGCCGGCAGATGCCGACGTCGAGGCCGTACAGCACCCCTCACTAGTCGGCGAGGTCGACGTCGAGGTTGCGGCCCGATCGGCCGACGTCGTCGAGCACGAATCGACCAGGCACGTCAAGGTCTTTGTGCTCGCGCCCGGGATCTTCGACGGCCGACGCTTCGACCATGACGCAAACTTCGCGGCAACTCGCCAGTACATGATTAGCCAGGGGCTACGACCGCTCGGCGACGTCGTGTTCGACGACAAGACGACCAACGCCGACGGCGTGAGCATCGACCTCACCTACTCGGTCGAGGCTACGGCGGCGGTCGTGGCTACCGACCCCAGCGTCATTCACGCCGAGGTCGTACAGGACTAGGCGCCCCCTTTGACCGGGCGGCCGTTTCTTTTCGGGGGGCGGCCGCCCACCCCTTCACTTGAGAAAGGCTCGCTTCATGTCTTGGGCAACGATTCAGCAGGTAACAAACTTGACAGGTAAGACCGTCAACGCGACACAGCTTGCCCAGGCGAGCGCGACGATCGAGTTGCACACCGGCGCCATCGAGGCCGTCGAGCGGGTCTACCTGAGCGTGAGGGATGCCTATTGGCTGCGCCTAGCCGTCTGCTACCAGGCAGCTTGGCAGACACCTACGCCGGACTTCTTCGAGCGCATGGACGTAACCAGTGCCAGCCAGGATGGGCAGAGCGCGAGTTATACGGCCGACTCCCTCACCCTCGCACCGCTCGCCCGGCGCGCCATTCGGCGGCTATCGTGGAAAGGCACGCGAACTCTCATGCCGGCCGGATCCATGCGCCCCGAGGCCTACAATCCGCTTGTAAGCGACGAAAACCAGGCTTGGCGCCCGCTATGACCTTCCAGGCAACTACGCGCGCCTCGATCTACCGAGCGACCACCGAGACCGCGCTCGGCGACGAGATCGACGATAACGCTATGCCGGTCTCTGCGCTCGCCGACCTACGCGCCAGTTTGATCGAAAAAAGCCGTGCAGTGCTCGACCCCGCCAGTGGCGAGCGACGCACCGTTCGGTATTGCATCGGGCGGCTCGACTACGGGACCGACGTACGCGCGGGCGACCGGATCAAGGACAACATCAGCGGACAGATGTACGCCCTCGACGAGATCACCCCCACCAGGCGCACCATTACCGGCGCCAGTAGCCTAGTGTTAGACCTGAGAATCTTGTAGCTAGTCGATAGCTATTTTGTAGACAACTTCCAAAACCGTCGAGGGGTGGAAAACCGTGGCCGAATACGTCGCACGTATTACCGTCAAGGTTGACCCCACCGCTGAGGGCAAGCTCGGGGATGCTATCTTCGACGCCATCGACAAGCTCGGCGACGGGGTACTCAAGCGCTCTAGACGTGTCGCACCAGTCAAGTCGGGAGACCTCCGGCGCTCGCTGCGGAAGGTTACCCACCGAAACGGTACGGCCGGCGCCACCAGTGAAATTGGAAGTGACCTTGACTATTCCGGTCATGTTGAGCGCGGTACAAGCAAGATGGCGGCCCAGGCCTACCTACGCCCCGCGCTCTACCAGACGACAGGTAAAAGCGAGTGACCATACCAGCGGGGCCCTACTACCCCACCGACGAGCTCGTCGCCGTGGCTTGGGTCTCCCAGCGGGTCGCCGGCCTCACCTCGGCAATGGTGGCGACGACGCTACCGAGCGACACGACCAGGTGGGACGACGCCGGTTTCGTTCAGGTGCAAGCAGTGGCGGGCGGCCGCGTGTCGCTCGACTTGCCGGTACGCCGCCCGATTGTCACGCTCGACTTTTGGGCAGCCTCCCCCGGATCCAATCGGCCACCTTGGGGTCTCGCTAATCGGCTCCCCGAATTGGTACGTCACGCGGTCGAGGTTCAAGCCTACGGGCAGCCCGTCACGTTGCCGGGCGGATACCTCGGGGCGCGCGTCCAATCGGTATACGCGGCGACAGCGGCCGCGCGAGTCGAGGGCGACCCGAGCGGGTACGCCCGTTACACCCAAGACCTCGCTATCGACTGGGTACTAATTCCATGACCACCACCAAACAGGAAAGGGGGCGAGCCGTGGCCACGTTGACCAAGGTACGCACCACGCTAGAACCCGAGCGGGTTATAGAGGTCGACGACGCCGAGTTGCTCGATCTAACCCGTCAAGGCTTGATCTACACCGAGCCGGCCACCGAGGCCAAGGCCGACAAGAAAGAGAGCAAATAATGGCAGTCACCAGCACCAACTTGATTCAGGGCCCCGCGACAATGTTTATCGCGGCCTTCGGATCGACCGAGCCCGTCAGTATCTCAGTCGCGCCGGCCGCACCGTTCACCGACGTCGGCGGCACGATGGATGGAATTGCGCTCACGGTTGCCGACGAATACCAGGTTCTCGGCGTTGACCAGATTATCTACGAGATGGGGCGCATCCGGTCAGGGCGTCAGGTCATGGCCAAGACCAACCTCGCCGAGCCAACACTCGTCAACCTCGCGCACGCCATCAACAACACGGCACCGAGTACCAACGTGCTTGAGGGCGACGACGGCGTAGGGGCCTTCATTCCGGTCTACAAGTCCCTGATCATCGACGGGATCGCGCCGGGCGGCTTTCGCCGGCGCATCACGCTACGCAAGTGCTTGCAGATTGACGCGGTCGAAACCAGCTACAAGAAAGACGGGCAAACACTCTTCCCGGTCAATTTTGCTATCCACTGGGTCTCTTCCTCGATCAAGCCGTTCAAAATCGAGGACGCCACGGCGTAGTCGATAGCTCAATCCTGCGCCCCTCGGCTGGCACCAGTCGCCGGGGGGCGCATCCATACCAACGCCGACCACACCCCGAAAAGGAAAAACACCATGACCGACACCGACACCGACACCGACACCGGCACCGGCAGCAAGACTGCCAGCACGGTCATCACCTCAACCGGGCAAGCGTGGCAGGATACCCCCGACCGCGTCGAGGTATTCCGAATCATCGAGCCCGGCCCGGTCAACGACGACGGTACGCCCGGCGAGCCGATTACCAAGGTCTACGACATGCCCCGCAAACCGCACGTCGGCGTGGCCTTGCAGTACCTCAAGCGTGCCCGTCGTGAGGGTGCCGAGCTCGCCCTCTCGTGGCTTATGGAAGTCGCGCTAGGTGCGGACGCCTACGATGATCTTTCGGACCAGCCGGACTTCACTACCGACGACCTCAAGACAATCACCAAAACGATTCAGAAAATCGCAATGGGCGGTCTTGAGGGCCCAAAAGTCAGCTAGACGATAGGCGGGCAGAAATTGACTGGACCCTCGACTATGAGCTCGACATTGAAAGCGACCTTTCGGCCTTTCACCGTGTCGACGATTGGCGCACCCTCGACGGCCCAAGATACTTCGCGCTCGCCTATCGTCTGCCGGCTTATGCCGGCGTCATGGCGGCACGCGCCTATGAGCAGCAGAAAGAAAGCGACGCCCCGGGTCGCGTTACGACCCCCGAGGTCGTGCAAGGCACATCGAACGACCCTGTATTGCAAGACCTCGCTAACTCCGGTTGGCTCGAAAGAGAGTAGCTCATGGCTCTAGTTATCGCCGAGGCGGTCGTAACGGTTTCAGCCGACGGTAAGGCCATCCCCAAAAAGGTAGCCGACGACGTGGCGAGCAACGGCGCGCCAATGCAGGGCGCCGGCGCCGGGCTCGCCAAGACCTTTCTGGCTGGCTTCGGCGGCATCCTTGGCGGCGCGGCCGTACTCAAGGGGGTCGATTGGTTCAAGGGTGCCATTACCGGCGCAAGCGATATGAATGAGACCATATCTAAGAGCTCGGCAATCTTTGGCGACCAGGCGGCCGGACTTGAAAAGTGGTCCGGCCGCGCTGCGCTCAACCTCGGTCTCAGTCAATCGGCCGCGCTCAACTCGGCCGCGGGCTTCGGCGATATGTTTACCCAGATTGGGTTTACCGGTGAAGCGGCCGCGAGTATGAGCCAGGACGTCGTGCAGGCAGCCGCCGACCTCGGCAGCTTTTCTAACCTCGATACCGCCGACGTGGCCGATCGTATGAGTGCAGCCTTTCGCGGCGAGTACGACTCCCTACAGGCCGTAATCCCCAATATCAACGCGGCCCGGGTCGAGTCCGAGGCACTCGCCACGACCGGGAAGAAAACGGCCGCCGAGCTTACCGCCCAGGAAAAGGCCGCGGCCGTGCTCGCCATCGTCCATAAGGACGGGGCGCGGGCTATGGGCGACTTCGCCAAGACCAGCGGCGGTTTTGCCAATCAGCAGAAGATCGCAACGGCTTCTATGGCCGACATGCAGGCCGAGGTCGGTACCGCGCTACTGCCCGTAATGACCGGCTTTATGTCCCTTTTGCTCGACAACGTCATCCCCGCGCTTTCGGATATGGCCGGGTGGTTTACCGACAATATCGAAATGATCAAACAGGTTGCCGTCGTTGTTGGTGCCATGATCGCGGCCTTCGCGTTGCTTTCTATCGGCGTGGCCATTTACTCAGGCATACAGTCGACCCTTTCGGCCATCACGCTTGCCGGCTCGATCTCACAGTGGGCCCTCAACTCGGCTATGTTCGCCTCACCGATTACGTGGATTATCGCCGGGATCGCTCTACTTGTCGGCGCGCTCGTCTTGCTCGTCTTGAATTGGGATACCGTGGTCAAGTTTGTGACCGAGGTGTGGGGGGGGATGCTCGCTTGGCTTGAGGGTGTGGTCGACGGGTTTATCGGTTGGTGGACCTCGACGTGGTCGGCTTTCTCGGCGTGGATTAGCGCGCTATGGTCGGGCATTACCTCAAGCATCTCGACGATATGGTCGGGCATCGTCGCGTGGCTCACCGGCGCGGTTGGTGGCATCGTGTCGTGGATCGCGGCACACTGGGGTCTCTTGCTTTCTTTCCTGATCGGCCCGCTTGGGCTAGCTATCCAGTGGATTGTTACCAACTGGTCGGGCATCATGTCGTGGATACGCGGCTCTATTGACGGGTTTTTCGGTTGGTGGGGTGGTATGTGGGGATCTATCGGCGCGGCTCTAGGGGCAGCATGGACCGGTATGGTCTCGGCGGCCGGCCGTGGCGTCGACGGCGTGGTCGGCTTCGTGCGCGGTTTGCCTAATACTGTTATCGGTTTCTTTTCCAACGCGGGGTCATGGCTTGTCAGTGCCGGCAGTAACATCATGGCCGGACTAACTAAGGGCATTACCGACGGCATCAAGGGCGCCCTGAGTGTAATAAAGGACGTCGGTAGCAATATAGTGAACACCGCCAAGTCGGTTCTAGGTATTCACTCCCCCTCGACCGTTATGGCCGACGAGGTCGGCGAACAGATACCGGCCGGCATCGAGGTCGGCGCTGTAAAGGGCGCCAAGAAGATGAACGCTAAAATTCGAGGGCTCGTCGAGGTGCCGGAAGCACCGGCCCAGGTGGCGGGCGTATTCGGTCGCCAGGCGAGCAGCAGCAGCGGCACGACAATCTCGATCGGCTCGGTCGTGCTCGACGCGAAAAACGTAAAAGAGTTTGGCGACGTCGTCGAACTTATCAAGGCACTTCCACAGGTCGCACGCGCCGGCCGTGGCTATGAAGGAAAGGCCGCATAATGCCCAGCCAAGACGTTACCTTTGGTGCCAACGCGCCGGATCGTTCAACAGGATCGACCGATCAGTTTGCCTACACCGACGGCGTAAGCGTGCCTCAAGGGCGCATCGTCGCAAACGGTCAAGGCCCTATCCGCGTGCATTCTATCGCCGGTTTTATCTCGGGCGTCAACTCGGCCGCCACGGTATCAATCGAGTTTGGGGGCACGACTACCGGCAACTTTGGAGTAGGCCAGTCGTCGAGCGCTCAGTCGACGGGCGCCCGGGGCATGACGGGGTGGGTAGCCAACGGCGGATCAGTACGGGTGCGATACAACCTCGATCGACAGTGTTATATCGGTCGACGCACCGACGGGTCTAAAAGCGTCATCGGTGGCACTAACTCTTTCGCTGGCTTTTCTCTTTCGGGGTACTTCTCTTACGTCGAGGGCCCGAGCGACCCCACCAACGTCTCGGTCTCGGGCGGCGTCAATCAGGCCTACCTCAACTGGGGAGCACCCGCGGACGATGGCGGTAGTACGGTAATCGGCTACACCGTTGCTTACACTTTGGACTCGTCTTTTGCTAGCGGGGTATCCTATGTCGGCACGCAAGGCGCGGTAAATAGCGCCAATATCCAGGGGCTACAGCCAGGCAGTACCTACCACTTCCGGGTAGCGGCGACCAACGACGTAACCGAGCATTTTGGCACCAAGGGGTTTTACTCCGGCACCGTCTCGGCTTTTATCGCCGGGGTGCCGGGCGCCCCGACGTCTTTGACTGTCTCGCCATCGGTCGGACAGGCCTCGCTTGATTGGGTAGCACCGGCCGACAATGGCGGCTCGGTACTCACCGGGTATACCGTCGACTACGCCACGAACTCGGGCTTCTCCGGCGCCCTCTCGACGACCTCGTCGACGACGAATAGGACAATTACAGGTCTCACTAACGGCGCTACCTACTTCTTTCGAGTCAGAGCTACCAACAGTGTGGGAACCGGCGCACCCTCTCCTGCCGTCTCCACCTTTATAGCCTCGACGCCAGGCGCACCGACGGGCCTTTCTGCGCCCATCTCGGCGCGCGGAATAGCAGCCTCGTGGTTCGCTCCATCGAACGATGGCGGGGTTGCCGTGCTCGGCTACCGACTCGACTACGGCACCGACCCAGCTTTCGGCGGCTATAATTCAGTTTTTACGGATTCACGTACGGCCGTCATTACTCAACTCGTGCCGGGAACTCTTTTGTACACTCGCGTACTCGCTCGGAATGCGGTTGGATACGGCGCCCCGAGCAGCACCAGTAGCGGGACTGCGCCGACTCGGGACGCTCTCGACGTCGTCAAGGGCGCGTCAGTTTCGGTAGGTGCGCTCAGCGTTTCTATCCGGTCAAACGGGGCGAACATGCCGACGTTGACCCTTGGGTATACCGCTTTTGGCACAGGTACCGCTTTCGTGACGATCGCCACTCTTCCAGTTGGATCGAACGCGAATCAGTACGGAATCCGCGGGGGCGGGCTTAACCTTGCGCTTACCGCCGACGCATCGGGCGCCCTGTACGTGATCGGCACAGCCGGAAACAGCGAGAACGTGGTACGCGCCACCCGGTACGGCAAGAATGGCGCTACGTCTTGGGCGGCCCCGACTGCGCTTTCGCAAGCGCTCCCCTCGACCGAGGCGCCCGTCGACCAATTCGCCGTCACTCCGACCGGGCGGGGTCTTTTTATGCTCGCTCGACGTGCCGGCGCGCTGGACGCGGGCGCGCTTTCTTTTGCTGAGATCGACACCAACGCCCTCGCGGCGGGGTCCGGTTCGCTTTTCCTGTCATCAGGCACCGACCCCTCGTGGTTGTCCTCGCCCCCTAGTGGCGTAGCGCCCAATACCGGCGCGCTCAGCGTTACCACGTTGACGCCAGGCGGTAACCGGGTGGCGCTATTCGCCAACGGGTTCGCCGTGGTTGACCTCGGCGCGGTTATCACTGGGGTATCCAGGGCTGTCAACGGCAGCAGCTACAGCGGCGCTTGGGTACGGGTGGTCGGCGTGAGCACTAGCGCCTTCGCAGTTCTCGCCATATCGGGCAGCGCGCTTAGGTGGACTTTCTACGGCACCAACGGGGCGGTTCTCGGCTCAGGTAGCTACGCCGGCTCCAACGCTCTAGGGGGCGCCTTCGGCGGGCAGTGGGATGCCTTCTACGACCGCGTCGCCGGGCTCGTCACCGCCTACTACCTCCCCGACGACAGCAGCCTCAAGATCGAGTCGATCGAGATATCGCCGACCACCTACGTTGCAACCTCGCCGGCCATCCTTACTACCACCTTC